CCGACTTCGGCCGCCACCTGCGCCGCCGACGGCAGCGGGTCGATGCTGACCGGGCTGCCTGCACGGATCTGCTCCGAGCGGCCCCACAGTTCCGTACCGTCGAGCTGCTTCACCGACACGGTGAACGAGCCGCCGTCGTCGTTCTTCAAGTAGTACGTCGTGTTCGCCGTGATCGTGTGCGGCAACGTCACCGCCGCCGTCGTCGCGGCGTCACTGTAAAGCACCGGGGTCGCCTGTGCTCCGCTGCCGGCGATGTTGACGATCAGCGCCTGACCGTTCGTCTCGACGGTGAAGCTGGTGCGAGAACTCATGTCTTCTCCTTGATCAGCGCGGCGCGCTGCTGCTGGTACATCTCGGCGGTGAGCACATGTGACTTGTGGTGGCCGACGTGGATGCCGGTGTGGACGTACACCGGGAAGTCGCACAGGCCGGCACGTAGACAGAAGGTGAAGTCCTCACCGACGGGTCGGCCTGACATCTCCGTCTCCTGATACCAGGGGAACGCGGCATTGAACTGGCGCGCGGCGATGGCTTCATACACGCGGCGGTGAACGAACGTGCAGGCGGCACCAGTCGCAGCGACCTGGAAGAGCGAGTCCTCCGGGTACGCCTCGTAGCGGATCGTCCCCACCGTGCCGTCGTCGGCACGCTCGAGCCCATACAGCGTCGGGAACAACGCCCCGTCATTGATGCCGAAGCACAGTCCGCCGACGAACGGTGCCGAGTCAGCGTCAGCGTCTGCGAGGAAGTCCTCGATCAGCGTCGGGTCGAACATCATGTCCGAGTCCAGCATCAGCAGCCACTCGGCCGGTGACGCGAGGAAGTCCTTCACGATGCCGTTGCGACCGTTGGACACGTTCGCCGAGCAGTACCGACCGCCGCCACCGACGACCCGGCGCGGACCCAGCGCGTCGAACAGCATCAGCTCGACGACGGACTTGTGGAACGCGGCCGACACGTCAGCCGGGTGCAGGTAGCCGATGTAGACGCCGCCGGTGCGCGGCTTCACCTTGCGCTTGTTGCTCACAGGGGGCGGCGCTCGTCAGGTGCCTGGGTGGCCTGCTCGACCACCGGCGAAGGGTGCCGCCGCAGAAGCTTGCGAAGTCTGGTCAGTTTCATGGTCCCGTTTCCCGTTCGGTGATGCCCCGTGGGAGCCGACCAAATGGCCGGCCCCCACGGGTTGCGATCAGAGCTTGAGAACCCTGAACGCGTTGGCGTTCACCACGTCGGCACCGACGCGCCAGGTGGCGAACCACCCGCGCTGACCGGTCGGCCGAGCGTTCGCACCCACGACGTTCGGGATGTACTCCAAGCTCATCCCGATACGGTCGTAGATGTAGTACTGCGAGAAGTCACCAGTCAGCAGGATGTTGCTGCCGGTGGTCATCGCGCTTGCCATCGCAGACGCCTCGTACACCGGGCGACCCAGAAGGGCCTCGGGCACGTTCGCGCCGAGGTTCGCCCAGAAGGACGACCCAGCGGCAGAAGCAGACATCTGGCGAATGATGTTGTACGTCGCGTAGTTCGCCACGTGCGACGCCTTGCTGCGGTGCCGCGGGGGCAGCGCTGCGAGCGTCTTGTACACGTCAGCGATCGACGCACTGGTGAAGGTTCCAGCGGTGGTCGGCGACACGCGCGAGGCGGTGATCGCCGTGGTGCTGGTCACAACGCCGAACGGAGCACCGGAGCCGGAGCCGACGGCGAACGCGTCAGCCTCCAGACGGTCCTTCGCGTCGGCGATCAGGCCGGGCAGCTCCGACGCAAGGTCGGTGTCCTGGAAGACCTCATACGAACCGAACACGTAAGCGTCGGCGAGGTACGCGGTGATGGACGGCTGGCCGAGCGTCGGTGACGCGTCAGCGGCCTGCGAACCTTCCGTCTTCCACTCGGCGGTGACGCCGGAGGAAGTGACGCCGTTCCACTTGTTGCTGGTGCCCGAGACGACGCGGCTGATCTGACGGAACGGGTTAGCCGATCCGTCGTTGGTCAGGATAATCGTCGGGTCCAGCAGGAACGGGATAGCGTACCCACCGTTGGCGACCGTGGTCGACAGAGCGGCACGCAGCGCCTCACCCTCACCGGGGGTCAGCGATGCGGTGTACGTCATCGGGTTCTGGATGACCTTCTCGAATGCCGAGCGGTACTCGGGCGAGCCGGTGAGAAGAGCGTGGCGGGCGATGTCACCCTTGCCGTCCTTCTCGATCAGCTTGTACGCCTGGTTGCGGTGCTCGTCATTGATGGACTTGTCCTCGTCGATGGCGCGAAGAGCGCGGGCGCGCATCTCCTTGCCGTCGATCCGGTAGCCGACCCGCACGGCGTCAAGGTCACCGAACGGGTCGTCCTGGCGGACGGCAACGTGCGGCGCCTCGAACGTCTTCTCGGTGCGCAGCTCCATGGCGGCAATCTCCGCCAGTTTGGCGGCGCGCTCCTCGAGCGGCTTGGCCTCTTCTGAAAGGGTGTCGAACTCGGCGATCTTCTCGTCGAGGCTGCGGGCCTCGTCGTCGGTGATCTCCGCGTTCTCACCCAGGGTGGTGATCTCGGTCTTCAGCTCGGCGAGCCGCGACCGGATCTCTTCGAGTCGCTGCAAAGCGGCTCTCCTTCCGGGTTAGGAAAGCTGTCGGGCTTTCCACTGGATGTAGGCGGTCCGCGCCGAGTGGTGGCCGGCGGCTACCGGCTCCTGGTCGGTTGATGCGGGAGGGTCGGCTGGCTCGTCGGACCGTGTAGCCGTCACGGCCTCGTCAGAGGTGCCGAAGATTTGGAGGACGCGGGCGCGCTGCTCTTCTGGCAGCGTCAGCCACTTGTCGAAGGACTTGCTGGAGCGAACGCCGGCGGTGGTCGCTTCGTATGCTGGGAAGGTGACCGGGCCAAACTCCATGAGCTTGACCTCGCGCAGCGTGCGGATCGGCAGTCGGTCTTCACCGCGCTTCGGCTCGTCCCAGTCCTCCTTGTTGACGGAGAACCGGAACGACATGCCGTCAATGGCGCCGTCGCGGATCAGCGGGATGATCTGGTAGCGGTTGTAGTCCGTGTCCGACAGTGGAACTTCGACGTACAGGCCGACCTCATCCTCACGGATCACACTGGCGCGACCGAGTGGCTTATCGCCGATTGACGGGTCCATGCCGTGATTGAAGAGCACCTGGATGCGGTGCTGGCCGCGGTCGTAAAGGCCCAGTGACCTCTTGAACGCGCCGGGTGCGATGCGCTCGACGAACTGGCCCTCCCACGAGTTGATCGTGGTGTCCTCGTTGAACTTCGCGGCGTACCCGACGAGGGTGCGGCCTTCTCCGTCGTCGGATGCCCGGACCTCGAAGGTGCCGAGCGACCGGATCAGGTCGTCGCGTGGTGCGGTCATGGTGCTCCTAAACCAGTTCGAGGATCGCGGCGTTGTGGCCCTCGACCGTCAATGGGTAGGCGATGGTTCCAGTGAACGTGCTAACCCCGCCGCTTGCGATCAGTTGTCCGGCGATGGTGGCGAATACGGCGTCGACACGGTTCTGCGGCAGTTCGTGCGGGACCATCGGCCCGAACGTGACGGCGAACCCGCCGTCGCCGACTGGCTCGGCCGCCGGGTCAGTTCCGGTGAAGGTGGACGACCCACCGGAGGCGACCGCCTCACCGGCGAGGGTGGAGAAGGTGGCGTCTGGGACGGTGAAGGTCGTCGAGCCACCGGAGGCGACGGCCTCACCGGCGGCGGTGTCGAATGTGGCCGACCCGGTGAAGGCGCTAGAACCGCCGTCAGCGGTCGCAATACCAGCACCCGTGGTGAAGGTCGCGCCGCCGGTGAAAGTGGACGAGCCGCCGTCTGCTGGCGCGGAACCGGCACTTGTGGCGAAGGTCGCGCCGCCGGTGAAAGTGGATGAGTCACCCGAGCCGACTGCTTCACCAGCGGTCGTGACGAAGTTGGCATCCGGCACGGTGAAGGTGGTTGAGCCACCCTCGGCGGTGGCAACGCCGACCACTGTGTCGAAGGTGGCGTTACCCGTGAAGCTAGACGAGCCACCATCGGCGGTGGCGATCCCGGCCTCGGTGGTGAACGTGCCATTGGTGGCGGTGTCGAAGACGGTTGTGCCACCGGACGCGATGGCCTCACCGACCACGGTGTCGAAGGTGGCGTTTCCGGTGAAGCTGGTCGACCCGCCGTCAGCCGTCGCGGTGCCAACGACGGTCGAGAATGAGGCGCCACCCGTGAGCGATGTGGACCCGCCGTCACCAGTGGCAACGCCGACCACTGTGTCGAAGGTGGCGTTACCCGTGAAGCTGGTCGAGCCGCCTGTCGCGATGCCCTCGCCGGCGACGGTGGTGAAGGTGCCGTCCGGTGAGCCACCAGCGGCAGCCTCAGCCGGTGTGGCCGGCTCCCAGTACCAGTAGACGGTCATGGGCTAGCCAGCTTGTCGAACAGCAGCATCCACGGTGATCGAAGTCCCAGCGATGCAGTCGAGGGTGAACTCCCACCCGTTCATCAGCAGGAACACCGGGGTCACGAAGTTGGTGGCCTGCGCCCCCAACAGGCGCCACTCCTGCACCAGCCGCTGCGCCCCACCCGTCGCCTCCACCTTCTCGTAGAGGCGGATCTGCAGGTCGTCACCCTTCACCATGTCGGTCGTGTCAACCCACAGCTGGAACGCGCCCGCCGTGGTTTCGAGGCTGGTCGAGTTGACGGTGAACGACTCGTTGGACACGACCGCCCACTCGGTCGTCGTGATGCTCACCCCGTCAAGCTCGGCGTACTGCGTGACAGCCATCGTCTACTCCTAGGTGACCGCGTAGATGAGGCCGTCATGGGTGTCGTTGGTGCCGGAGTTCGACGCCAGCATCGTCAACCGTGTGCCGGACGGGACGTTCCGCCACGCACCCATCGTCGGCCAGTAGCAAGTCTTCTCACCCGTGTCGCCCTGCACCCACCACGTCCCGATCCGCTCCTCCGTCGAAGCGCCCACACCTATCCCGATGTTGTACGTCTTCAGGGTGATCGTGCCGGTAGCGTGCTGGAAGCCCGGCACGAAGTAGAAGTGGTCGTCAGTGGATGATGCGGTCATCTCCGTGACGGACGCAGCACCACCGCTGGCCGTCGGGGTGACGGCCTGCCCACGCCCAGCATTGATCTTCGTCCCATAGGTGGTGACCTTGTTGCCGACACGGAACGGCGGCGGTGAACCGCCATACAAGGCGATGCCCACCCGCGCCGTCACCGACCCGGTGCCGTTCGCGTGCTGCGCCGCCACCCTCAACCCAGACGGAACATGCACCGGGAAGAAGTAGGTTCGGCACGCCCCGGCGTACACGTTCCCGCACAGCAGCGACGAGATCAGCACATCATCGGTGGCGCCGCCGACCAGAATGTCCAGTGAGGCGTTACGGGTGCCGCCGGAAGCACCAGTCTCCATGACGGTGATCTCAATGCCCCAGGAGTCCTGGTTGTTGTTCGCGGCAGAGATGCACTCCACCACCGACCCGTAGGTGTTCGCAGACGCCGACGACGCGACACCCGTGCCGTGTGCAGTCGTCCCGACGGTGCCCCAGTTGGACACCACCCGAACGTCACCGAACTGCGGAGTGCCAAGCACGCTACGAAGCGGTGATGTAGAGCGTCGGCGACGGCAGCGTGACCGTGAAAGTGCCCGCCGTCGATGTCACATCCGACGCCTCCGTGCAGTACGCCAGCAGCTCGTCAGCGGACGCAGCACCGCCCCGCGACTTGTAGATGACCGCCGTGCGCGCGGTAATCGTGGCCGACGTGAACGACGGCGACGTCCAAGCGATCCGGTACTGGTTCGACCCGGAGTCATACGCGAACGAGCCACCGGACAGGGTTGCACCGCCCGCCGAGTACGAGCCGGACGCGCCGACCTCGTTCGTCACGTCGTCACGGAAGTCGTGCGTATCCTGGTTCGGCGTGTAGGTGCTCGTCGTGAGCATCAGCTTGAAGGTGTCGGTGTCCAGGTCGATAGACCCCTCGGCGATCTTCTCCAGCGCAGTTCCGAACCATTTCCACGTTCCAGCCATTTAGATAACCTCTTCCTCAATGGCCGTGATTCGGCCGATCTCGTCTGTCTCCACACGCTTACGGCGTGGACGTGAAGCCTCAGCCCTCATCCCGTCGATGGACTCGACGACCTGCCGGCTCATCTCGAACCAGTGATTCGCGCGGGCCTCATCCTGGGCTGCGAACGCTGCACGCTCGGCGGCGTCACGCTCAGCCCGGTCGTCGAGCACACCGGTCAGGACATCGGCCATCTGCTGCGTCGCGCGCTCAAGGACACCCTCGACGGCTTCCGGCGGGTTCGTCGCCATTGACGCATTCACTGCGCCCGGCATCGTGCGCGCGTCAACCTCGACGGCGGGCGGGTGAACCTCGACCCGGATAGCGCCGTCGGCGATCAGCGGAGCCGACCGCGGCATCTCCTCGGCGTCGTCCTCAGCGTCGTCTGCGTCAGGCTCCCCGGCGCCGGCCGGGTTCAACTGCACGGAGAACAGCCCCGAGTGCTGCAGCAGGCTCATGTCCTCGTTCATCACCGCAGCGACCACAGTGTCCGGCGTGTACCCGGCGTCGACAAGGTTGCGGATCGTGATCGCCTCGGTCTGCTGCACATTCGCGCGGTCCTGGATGTCGTCCAGCAGGAACGGCACGTCACGGTCGTCATACCAGAGCCGGGAGTCACCAGGCGGCGGCACCAACGTCTCCAACGACCCGGCGACGTTGCGCCACAGCGGGCGGATCGTCTTGTCGATGAAGACCCGCTTAGCGGCCTGGTAGTTGCCGGCGTTCAAGCTCGAGCCCTGCATCCCCTCAGACAGGCCCACGATCACCGGGTGAACGCCACCAGCAGCGGCAAGGCGAGTCTCCCCCGCGCCCTGCGTCGCCTTGAAGTCCATCTGCCGCATGTCCGCACCGAGCACCGTCACATCGGCGCCGCCCGCGGTGTACAGCGTCTTGTAAGCGTTCGCCGAGCCGGCGTGCCCGTCGTCCATCGCCTCCTTGAACGCCCTCAACTGGTCGGCGTTCATCTTCTCGGCGAACCCGACGTGGACGTTCGGTGTGGCGGCGTTCTCGAAGAACTTCAGTTTGTGCTGCGTGGCGGCGATGTCGGACTGGATCTCACGCACCACCGGCGTCAACCACGACATGCCGCGGTAGTTCGCCAGCGGGTCAGGGTACGGGGCGAAGTGGCAGACCTCGTTGGCGGCGAACATGACCGGCTTCTTCGTGGTCACGCCGTCCTGGTAGTAGTTGAAACCGACCTTCTGGTAGCCCACCCGGTCGCCACCGGGAGTCACCCGCTCGGCGAGCAGGATCTCCACCCAGTCGGGGCGAAGCCGCACCAGCTCATCACCGGCGAGGGTCCAGTACGAGTTCCCAGCGAAGTCGGCGTCGAGCAGCATCCGGGAGAGCAGGTCCCCGGTTGTGCCACCGACCCACGGCCGCTCGAGGATCCGCAGCGAACGGTCACCCCACAGGTCACCGGGGCGGCCACCGATCAGCCGTTGAAACAGGAACCGGGCCTCGGCGAAGACCATGAACCGGGTTTGCTCAATGGCCGAGATGACCCCGTCGGCCTTCAGCGCACCATCGACCAGGCCGGCGAACTCCGGGCCGATGGCCTCAGCCTTCTGCGGACCCCATGACGTGTTCCCGTACAGCGGGTACGTGTTCCCGCCGTAGGACAGCAGGTTCAGAATGTCCGACGTCGGGCCGACATGCCGGGACTCCGCACGCGGGAGAACGGCGTCGAGCCACTTCATGCGCGAGCCCTAACGTAGGCGGTGACGTACCCGGCGACGACGAGCTGAACACCGGCAACAACCACGGCGGCGGGGACGGATACCAAAGCGACTCCTGCAACGGTCAGGCATGCGCCGAGGGCGGCGAGCACTACGGCAACCACGCGACTCCCCTGCCTGTTGGAAACGATTAGTCAGCGCCAGCGGTGAGGGCGCGCACCAAGTCGGCGGACTCGGCGTTCTTGTATCTGAGCCACCGGTTGTAGTTCTGCTCGGTGGCGTGCTGCTCTTCGCGGCGCGGGTCCTGCATCCCCGGCGGGTGCCACAGGTGCAACCCGGGACCCTCAACCCAGCGCGGCCTGCCAGCGGCGACCCGGAACGCGGCGAACATCGCGTTGTCGTCGTGGCCCCAACCGGCGAACCGCTCATCCCACTGGCCGACCGCCCGCATCGTCGCCTCGGACGTGATGCCGACCGCACCGATGGAGATACCGTCCGCCATGACGTGCTCGGGTTGGAACCCCTCCGGCGGGTGACCGTCGAGGATGCGGCACGAGTCGGAGTAGCTGAAGTAGCGGTACTCGGTGAACGGAACCACCAGGCCGGGTGACTCGGCGGCCAGTTCGATGCCACGCTCAAGCTGCGCCCTCGGGATGAGCATGTCGGCTTCGTGCCACACGTACACGTCGGCTGGTGCCTGCGCGCGGCCGGCGTTGTACGCGGCCGAACGGTTGAACGGGCCGTCCTGGCCGTCGGATGCGACTGTGACCGACCACCCGTCGGCGAGCAGTCGCGCGTGCACGAACTCAAAGTTGGCGCGCCGCTCCGGTGAGCCCTTGTCACGCCACGGGACGATCACACTGACAGAACGCGCACCGCCAGCTGCTCCGGCCCGTGACCTATCGGTTCCCATTCGATTCCCGTTCGTTCAACATGCTCAAGCCACGCCCGCTGCTCATGGTCCTCGCAGCCCGGGTATCCGTGGAACTCGTCGAAGACGAGCACGCAGCCGGGGCGAAGGTGCGGCCCGAGATGCTTCAGAACCGTCACAGTGGACGAGTACAGGTCGCAGTCGACGTGGACGAACGCCACCGACGGGAATGTGTAGCGCGGCAACGTGTCAGCGAACAACCCGATCACCAACTGCCCCGGATACGGCGGCGGTGACTGTGCGAACTTGCCCGCCGGGAACCCTGGCCGCCAGTCCTCAGGCAACCCCTCGAACGAGTCGAACCCGACGACCGGCAGACGCGAACCGATAATCCGCCCCGAATGCCCGGTAGCGACCCCGAACTCCAACGCGATGCCGCCGATCAGATCACCGGACAGCGCGTGGATCAGGGTGTCGTCGTAGTCGTCACCGAGACGCGGGCCAAGGTCTACAGCCATAGCGCAACCGGGGCAGCTTCACCGCGCGCAGCGTGCATGTGCCTAGCACACACGGCAGCCACCAACGGAGAGATGTCGCCACCTTTCCGGGCCAACGCCCACGCGCCCTCAAGTTGGCGCTTCTTCGCGTTCACCACGGCGTCGTCAAGCTGCTCCTGCCCGATGTGGCGGAACGAGCGGTTCACCACGGCGTCATACATGGAGCCACAGGCGGCGACGTAACCGCGTGAGTCCATCGGGTGAACCTCGACCCCGGCCCGCTCGAATTCGGCCGCCAGAGACGCTGCAGCGCCGTCCTTGAGCCACCCAAACGTGGCGTTCGGGAACTTCTCCGCCAGGTCAGCGCAACGGGACGCGACCCAGCCGGTCCGGTCCGAGAACTGGACGACCTCGACGTGATGAAGTTTGTCGTCCCGCAGGCCGGCGACCGCGATAGCGGTGCGCGACCGAATCGGGTTCGTGTCAATGAAGAACACCGGATAGTCGTCGGTCATCTGCGACGCCGGCTCGGCGAGCTTCGACCACTCGTTGTACGGGTAGGCCAGGTCGGCGCCGCCAGGGTCCGACCACCAGCCGAGGCGCTCACGGGCGAACTCTTCCGGCTCAAGCGACAAGGCGCGACGCTCGGACGCGATGTGGTCGCGGGTGATCCGCCGATCCATCGCCGGGTTCGCCAGACGCCACATCTCAGGGTCATCCAGCGCGCACCCGTGGACACCGAGCGCGTGCGAACAGTCAGTCGTCGCGCAGGACTTCTCCGGCGCGCACCACTCGACGTAAGCCAGTGACGGGTCGTCGCCGGCCCTGCCGCGGTCACGGATGCCACGAAGGATGCCCGACGTCTCAAGGCCCGCCGACGATGCGTAGCGGACCTGCGGATTCGGACGCGCCGACAAGGTGGGCAGAAGCGCGCCCATCTCCGAGGCGCCCAGTGCGAACGCCTCATCCAAGATCACCACGTCGCCAGTCAAGCCACGGCCGCCAGTCTTCGACCGGGCCTTGAACTTCAGCCGAGCGCCGGACTTCAGCTCGAAGCCCTCGTCACCATTCGCGCGGGACACCTTGCGGACCCGACGCGACAAGTCGTCATTGGACCCGATCAGCGCGTCCAGGTCGCGGAAGGCTTCCTGCGCCGTGTCGAACAGGTGCGCCGTCCAGATCACCAGACGCGCATCCGTGATGAACAAGTCACCCAGCACCGCCGCCTGCAGCAGCGCCGTCTTCATGTTCTGCCGGGCGCAGATCACCGCCCACTCGAACGCCGCCCACGTGTCGTCGTCCCGCTCGGCGAACATCAAGTCCAACGCCAGCCGCTGCTCCCCATCCAGCACCAGCCCACACGACGCGGACAAGTCAGCCACCAACGGGCCGAGCGTCGTGTCGAACTCCGGGTGCGACAGATGCGCCGGCCGGACAACCTCAGGCGCGGCGACGCCGGAGCTGCTCACGCTTACGCCTCAACTCGTCGACCACATCGTCAGCCCGAGCCGCCCCGTCAAGTGCGGCCTCCATCGTCACACGAAGCTCACGGACCAGCGCAGCCACCGACGAACCGGACTCATGCCCGGCATCCACCCGGCGAGCCAACGCCAACGCCGCCTGACCCAACGCACAATCCACCCGATCAGCGGCGGCCAGTTCGGCCAGGGTGGCGGCGGTGAGGGAGCCACCATCGGCGACCGGCGACGGTGTAGAGATGAGCTGCACCGGAACGCCAGCCGCCGCTCGAGCCGCTGCCTTGCGGCACCGCTCCGAACAGAACCGCGCGTCCGGGCGGCGCCCCACAAGGGACTCCTCGCATCCAGGTCGCTGGCAGGTCTGCACGTTTCATTCCTTGAGGTAGGACTCCAGGGCGGCGGGGAGAGATGAAGGAGA